TTACATCAGGAAGGTTTGTTGACCGTGTGAGGTGGGATGAGGCAACACCGCATTGATGTGACCCGGCTTCATAATTGAGCCGTCGAATGACTCCATCGTCTTAAAGGTATGTCCGCAGTTGATGTTCTGACACTGATTGTATCGCTCTTTGGTGTTCTCACTCAGGTAACGGCTGGAACGGGTATGCGCCGCATGTTTGCAAATTGGACAATGGAACATGATCATCACCTCGACGAATCGCTTTAATATGCAGCATATTCTAGCCACTAAATACATATAAAACAACGAGTTAATCAGATAAGTCATTCTTCCTCTTCGCTCTCATACTCCACCTCTGAAAGCCGCACCTCAAGCTCTAGGGATGTCGTGTAGCCGTTATTACTGAGTGAATGCACCACCTTAGTGATCACCCACGCCTGATCGTCTATGACGCGCTTAAACCCGCTGACGGTAACCGGCATTTCAGGGAATAAATCGGCGCGCCCCATCGCCAGCGTTAGCGAGAATTCCGCCACGCCCCGTTGTAATTTGTCCCACTTCGCCGCCGCGGCGCGCATGGCCTGCGCCTTACTGGCGTAAGTGGTGGTCAGCGCAAAAACGTTATCCGCTTCACCGGCCATATATTCACCCTCTCTGGCTTCGGGCGTTTTAGCGGCGGCGGTGGCTTTCACCGGTTTGGCTTTGGGGTGTTGCAGCGCGCGCAGGTGCTGCACCTTGGGTTTACGCTTGATTTTAACCTTCTGCTTTTTCGGCTTAGGGTCTTTGGTATGCAGCCATTTCGCCGTGACGCCGGTATATGCGCCCCGGTCTGCAATAGCAAACTGGTGCCGGTCACCGTCGGCGCGCTCAATGGTCATCGCCGGAATGGCTTTACCGCTGGCGGTGGTGGCGCTCCCGGCTTTGAGAAATAACAGCTTACCGGCTTTTATCGACACATCAGCTCCGTTGCGCGTAGCGAGCCGGGTTAAAAACTTGGCGTCAGACTCCTGCGACTGGTCAATGTGGGGGACAGGGATAGCGGCCAGTGGCGCGGCGACGCTGGCGGTCAGGTTGTTACGTGTAGCCACCTGCGCGACCACCTGACCGAGCGTGGTGTCATGGTAAGACATTTCACGGCGTGAATTGAGCGTTCCGCGAAAGTCTGCGCTGCGCGCCCGGATGGTCAGCGTATCCGGCGCGCCCCGGTGCTCCACCTCATCAACCGTAAAGCTCCCCTTGCCTGTCAGCGCCGAACCCTGCCAGCCTAAAAACAGCGAAAGCACCGCACCGCGCAGCGGCATTTCCACCTGACCGTCGCTGTCGTCCAGCTCAATGTCGAGCTGGTCGGCCTCGAACCCTCTGTTATCCGTGAGCGTCAATGACAGCAGCCGGGAACTGATATCTTTCGTGATGTCATGACCCGTCTGTGTCAGCATAAACGCCGGTGCCACTTTCGCCCCGGCATCAAGTGTCATACCGGTGATCATGACCATACCCCCGGCACCATTGAACTGGCTTTGTTCAGCAGCCCGTTAGCCTGCGTCTGCAAATCACCAAACATCGCCGTCAGAGACTCATCCACGCGGGTCAGGGTCAGTGAAAACTCGATGCTGCGCGCACTGCCGTCAGAAAAAAACTCAGTATGCGTTTCGCTGATGCTGTTCACCACAAACATACCGTAAATGGTGCCGGTTCCCTCCAGCAGCGGCCACGCTTTACCCTCGTCGGCCATGAGGTGTAACGCCAGCAGGGAAATGCGCCCGCCGGTGATTTCCGGCATCAGCACACCGGACAGAGTTATTTTCTCCTCACTGACGCCAAGAAATTGCAGCGCGGGGCGCTGGCCAATACGGCTGTTCGACGGCCAGCGATAATCCACGCTGCGTTGCAGGCTTTGATAAGGGACGGTCTGTAGCTGAAATACAAACAATCCGAGCGTTAACATCATGCGAATATCTCCTTAGTCATAACCCAGCCGTGAGCGTAAATCTGCCCGGCGCTGGCGTTCGCGAGCATCCAGCGCATCCATCACCTGACGGCCGGTATCCTGCGCGCCTGTACCGGAACCGATTGAAATCTGATAGCTGTTTTTGCTGTTATCGGTGTAGTTGCGGCCACCGCCTGCCGCCACCGGCACATAACCGTAACTGAACCCAAACTTACCGCCGGGTGGCTGATACGGCACCGCATCCTCGGTATCGGATTTTGACCGTTGTTCCGCTTTGTCAGCGTTTTTGTCGAGGTCGTCAGACTCTTTCTTCACTACGCCGAGTTTTTCCAGCAGCCAAACCACGCCCCTACGCAGCTTATTGGCTACCTGCAATGGTGCGGTAAGTGCATTTGCCACAGCATGACCAAACGACACCCCCGCATCTTTACAACTATCGAGGGTTTCCTTGGTTGATTTCACTGGTTGAATCAGGTCTTTAAACCACTGCCACACGATCTTGAGCTTATCTCCAAGCCATTCAAAGACCGGCTTCAACGGCGCAAACATTTCTTTCACCGGCTCAAACGCAATACCCAACCCTTCAATCACGCCGGAGAAAAAGGCGCTGATGGGCTCCCAGTATTTGCGGATAAGCAACGCACCGGCGACGATGGCCACCCCAATGGCCACAATCGGCCACGTCAGCCCGCCGATCACCGTCGCAATCGCGCCGCCTGCGATACTCAGCGCCGACCATAAACCGGTAGCCGCCGCCACAATCATGTTTATCCCACCGATAACCGGCCCCGCTATCAGCCCAATCACCCCCAGCGCCCCGACCAGCATCAGCGCGCCACCGGCAATTTTCGCCAGCGTCGTGGCCAGCGCTTTATTATCAACAATCCATTTATCCAGCCTCAGCACATACTTTGTGGCCGTTTGGGTCAGGCTGCGCAGCGATGCCTCCTGCTGGTCATAAATATCAGTGCCGACGGCCTCATACGCCGACTGAAACTCTTTAAAATCCCCGCCGAGATTGTTTTGCATAATCTCGACCAGCTCCGCCGTTTTTCCGTCAGACGTCCGCAGGGCTTGGGTCAGCGCGTCGAGCTTGCCCGATGAGGCGTCATTCATCAGCACCGCTGCCGCAGAGCTGGCCTCTTCACCAAAAATGGCTTTCATGTACTGCGCTTTCTGCGCCGTGCCGAGATTATTTTTTTTAAAGCTCTTTTGCATTTCTTTCAGAATGGTAAATATCGGCCTGAAATCCCCCTTGCGGTCAGCCGTTTTAACGCCAAGCTCATCCAGCGCGGTGGCGGCGGCTCCTGTCGGTGCCTGTAAACGAGTGATGAGCGCCCGGCTCCCCGTACCGGCCATTGACCCCGTGATTTTCGCATCGGCCAGCGCGCCGACCATCGCGGCGGTTTGCTCCACGCTGACCCCGGCATTTTTAGCCACCGGTGCCGCATAGGTCAGTGCGTCGCTCATGCCCGCAAAGTCAGCGGCGCTTTTATTCATGGTGGTGGAAAGCACGTCACCAATATGCGCAACCTTGTCATTCGCCAGACCAAAAGCCGATTTCACCCCCATCAGCAAACTGGCGTTGTCTTCCATGCTCTGTCTATTGGCCAGCGACAAATTCAGGATGGTTGGCGTGGCCGCCAGAATGCCGTCTTTATCCGCGCCTGATTTGGCGACGATGATTTGCGCGGCGGCGGCATCATCCGCCGAGGCAGCGGTGTTATCACCGAGCTGACGCGCCTGCTTACGCAGACTCAGCATATCGGCGGAATCTTTCTCCAGACCGAGAACCGCCTGAAGCTCTGAGTTTTTCAGCGAAAAGTCATAGCCCGGCTTCAGCGCCGCGCCACCCGCAACCGTTCCGGCCGCAGCCACGCCGACACCGCGCGCCCCGGCGGCGGTCACGCTGCCCGCAAGCTGTTTACCGGACTGATACCGCTGCCTGACGGCGTTGAGTCTGGCCTGCTGCGCGCTGACGCGAGCCAGTGAATCACGCTGGCGGTTGAGTTGCGCGGTGGTTTCACTGATTGAGCTTTTCAGGCGGCGTTCAGATTCTGACAGCGAGCGCGTACTGATACCGGCCTCTGACAGCGCCTGACGCTGGCGTTGCACGGACAGGCGCAGGCCGTTGTATTTGAGTTGCAGGTCAGACGCGGCACGTTTGGCCTCCTCCATTGCCTTAGCCTGCGCCCGCGTCGGATTGGTGGTGTTTTTGAACTGGATCGCCAGCGCGGCGGCTTCCTGCTTTGCGTTTTTGAGTGACTGGCCGGTGACCGCAAGCTGCGCGCTGGTTTTACGAAACCCCTCAATCTGACCAGCCTGAGCGTTGAGCTGCTTAATGGTGTTTTGGGTACTTCGGATATCCTGAGACAGCGATTTACTCGCTGTCTGGATGGATTTAAACGGGCGGCTGGCTTGGTCAACGGCTTTGAGTAAAACCTGTAAGGTGACGTTATTGCTCATTGGCGTGTCCACTTCGTTCGAGCGCCTTTCCGCGCCATATGACGAGCTCGGTCAGGCTCATCGGATAGAGCTCCGACGGTGGCCAGTGAAAGACCACCGCCACGTCGGCCATCAGGTCATCCACTGACAGCCGGGGTGGAAAAATCAGCTCTCCGAATTCGGCACTAAAAAACCAATCACCTTGCCCGCTAAACTGATCATGTCCGGTAATGACAGCGCGGCGCACTCTTCTTTCGTCAGGTTCGGGTAGGTGATGCGGGGCAACACGACCAGCAACGCATCGACGTTCGAGCTGGCCACGTCAGCCAGACTGACACCGCGAAGCGCACCGGCATTCGGGCAGATCACATTGACTTCGCTAATGACGGTTTCACCGCGTTTAATCGGAGTATGGAGTGTCACGACGTTCTGATTTTCCGGGGTAGTTTCTTTCTTTTTCATGAGTGATTTCCGTTGGATTGGGTGAAGGTGGCCAGCGCGCTGACCACGCAAAAATTACAGGCCGATATTGCGGCGATGTTTTTCCAGCATGTCCGTGCCGTTGACGATTTCGACCATGTTCACGGTGTCGATTTCAATCAGGGTGCTCCCGTCAATCACCAGCTTGTAATAGCTGCACTGCGTGGTGATTTTGCTTTCGGTGTCTTCGCCCTGTTTCATGTCGCCGGTGTCGATTTCTTTGTGGCGACCCCGCATGACGATTTCCACGGCGGAGGTGTCGCCGGTGTCGTCGCGCTGGAAAGAACCGGCAAAACGCAGCGGCACATCAGCCGCACCGGAGGCGGCATACTGCGCCCACAGGGCATTGTCCGGGAGCCCGCCCATTGACCACTCAACGGTCAGCGCGTCATCGTCCAGACCAAAATCCACCGCTGCCGAGCCGTTCATGCCGCCGCCGCGATAGTTCTCCAGCTTGCGGGTCAGCTTCGGCAACGTGACCGACTGCACGACGCCCATGTAACTCAGACCGTCGTTAAACAGGTTGAGGTATTTCAGTTTGCGAGGAAGTGCCATGATGAATGCCCTTAGCTGTTAATAGATGCGGCCAGATTGACGAGGTAGGTGTCAGTGATGCGCTGACGCAGGGTCAGGCTTTCCAGCGGCGGCACCGGCGTGTAGTCATAATCAACGTAAAGTTTCCCGGCTTTCAGGGTCTCTTTGTCGTTCGCCGATTCATCAAACCAGCAATTGCCGTCAATGATGTAGCCGTTCGATTTGAGCTCACGGAATTTGGCGTTGATGCCGTCGATGATGTCGCGGATAAGCGTTGCGGTCATCGGCTTATCCACCGCCCACATATGCGCCTCGGCCATCGTGTCAGCCAGAACCTGCGCGGTGCGGGTGTAGTTCTCAAACTGGAAAAGCGGGTCATCAGAACAGGTGCGGTTCCCCCAAAAGCGGAAGCCGTCTTTACGCACCAGCGTTGTAACACCGGCCTCATTGAGCAGGTCAGCATCAGTACCCGCTGCCTGCAAATCCCAAAACACCGAGGCACTGATACCGGTCACGCCGTTAACACCAACGTTTGACAGGGTTTTATGCCAGCCGGTGTCTTGGTCGATTTTAGCGCGCAGACCTAGCGCGCGCGCCGTGGCGTAAGCGGTAGAGCTGGCGTTTGCCGTGGTGTCCCAAGAAATAAAATCAGGCCAGATAAGCATCAGTTCACGCTGGCTGAAATTGTCACGGTACTTAATGGCATCAGAGAGCGTTTTGCATTCCCACGCGCTGATATAACCGAACGCGCGCAGCGACTGACAGACCGTGGCCAGCGCCGTGGCGACTTCCTGCGGATCCAGCCCCGGCACACCGAGAATACGCGGTTTTACACCGGTGGCCGCTTCGGCGGTGAGCAGGGCTTTCATGCCGGTGTAATGGCCGTTCTCATCAGCGCCGCCGATGATATTAGAAAGGGTTTCGGCTGCGGCGGCTTTCTCGTCTTCGTTTTCTGACTCAGCCACGCGCACCACCACGGTGACCGGTTTGCACTGGTCACCAATGGCCGTCAGCGCCGGTAACAGGGTGCCGGTTTTTCCCGCCTTGCCCTGCGCAGCGATCACATCGGTGATTAAAACCGGCGTATTCAGCGGAAAGACTTTTTCATCAGCATCATTGGCCGTGCAGACCATGCCAATAATGGCGGTGGATACGGTGGTAATGACGCGCGTTCCGTCGTTAATTTCGACGACCTGCACGCCGTGGTGAAAATCACTCATCGGGTTAACTCCGTTAAAATAGGCAACGTCATTTTGTTGTTTAACGGGGGTCAGGGCGAGGAGTGAACGTTGGGAGGGGATCAGTACAACAGACAAAAAGAGCCCCTTTCGGGGCAACTTTTAAGCGGGTATTTCTGGCCATTCAATATCAGGTGCAGTGCCGGTATCCACCTCCTCCAGCGCATCGATATAATCTAACCACGCATTAAGCTTTATTTTCTCACCCTCCATGAGCACCCGCCCGATGGCCAATTTCGTTTGCCAGACAATGATTTTATCTTTTGCCTCATTGAGCAGACTGTCGAGTACTACCTCTGCCTCCATGATTAATTGCGCCTGCGTTTGTGCGGGAGGCTCTGATAAGACGGGGTAACCGTTTTTACCGGCGGTGATAATTTTACCGCTGGCTTGACCTTCAAATAACGCAACATATTCCTCATTACTGATAGCTTTGGCATCGTCTGGCCAGCCGTTGACCGAGTCCTCATAAGCAGCTTTAAGCTCTAAAGGATAAATTCCATTATTTTTAGCACTGTAATAATAATTTTC